CTCCACCCCCAGATGCTTCTCCAGCCATTCGGCCACCAGGCGCCGGTGACAGAACTCCCCCGGCTTCTCCCAGCAGAGCAGAACGGCATCCTCCCCCAGCTCCTGATAAACCTTCCGGGGGTCCAGGTGATCCAGGATTTCTTGATAGGCTGCCCGGTACTCAGCCTCACCCATCTTGAGCATTTGCCGGGTGGGGGCCAGAGCCGGGTAACGGCGCACCTTGGGATAACCCCGAGGAGCGTAAAGAGCGATTGATACGCATTTGATAGAAGGGTCCCGGCCAGCCCGGGAGAAATTACTGGTTTGCAATGTTCACCTCCTTGTAATGGGGTGTTTATTTATTGGGGTTCTGCTTCATCATCCAATCCACGAACCATTGGGAGTCCGCATCCTCCGGGATGTCCACGCAAGGATGATTGAAGCCGTTGATCTCCCCGATGGTGCCGTGATTAAACGTGCCGGTATTCGTCAGATGATCCACCACCTGAAGTTCCCCTTTTTGGAGGTCGCCCGGCTCAAAGGTAATGGACAGGCAGTTCTCATCCCTCCATTTGTCCTCGTCTGTAACCCCATCCCGGTAAAAGTGGATGCTCACTCTGGCCCCAATTCCGAACGGACCGAGAAGTTCAAAGTGCCTCCCTGGGAGCAACGGCAGCATCGCCTCCGCAATGGGTTTAATGAGGTAGTCTTTCCAGAACGGGGCCGTTTTATTAAGTTTGTCCTGCTTGACATTTAGCTTGTGAATCCGACTTTGGTGGGCATTTATGAGGTCTGAGAGCCGGTCTTTTTTCTCTTGAATCCGGTCAACCTCCTCTTGGTAAACGCCATATACCTTGACATAGTAATCGCTGATTTCTTGCAACAACGCTGCCTCCTTCCAGGCCGCCCCTCGTGCAAGGCGGCCCTGGTTGTGATGGTGGTTTGCCCTTTAGGACAAATCAATCATCCTCTTGTACGACTTCGACACCATGGTCACGTCCTCCACCTTGGAGGCTACCGCTGCCACCTGGTCAGCCAGGCCGGCCAACTGGATCTTGAGACCGTCGCTCTCCTTGAGGGACTGGATATCCACCCCGTCCAGGCCAGCCTTCAGCTTCGCCAGCTCTTCCTCGATAGGCTTGTAACCGAAGATGTTCATCTCACGGGCCCAGTTGTGGAGGTTGCGCACCTTCTCTAACGATTCGTTGCGGATCACCTTCCCCTCTTTCAGGGAAACGGAAAGGCCGGTGACCACCTCCAGGATGCGCTTCTGGTAATCCAGGAAGGCCAGCTCGACGGCCTCTTTGCACTTGGATTCCAATTCGACCTTGGCCCGGCTGTAAGCCTCCAAAATTTCCTGGCTGCTGGTTTTAGTCGGGGGTTCGGCCGCCTTGATCTCGGTGATGGTCCAGAACATGTCGAATTTGCGCCGCAGGACCTGCGAGTTGGCCGGGTAATGGGGAGCCATCTTTTCCCATGAACCAGGCCATTTCAACTCACAGAAAGCCTTCCAATCTTCCCGAATGCTGTCGTACTTCTCACAGAACTCGTCGGCAAGGGCCAGGTACTCGACCTTGAACTGCTCCAGCCGCTCAATAGTTTTGGCCATCCGGCCCTTGGGGGAGCAACGCACCCACTCCAACACAAAGTCAAAGGTATTGTCGTTCAGGAACCGCCGGGCCTCACTGACCTTGCGGTTGAAAGCCTGGCGCCACTCGGCCGGATAGAGTTTCTTGTTGCCCAGGTGGTAAAACTCCGGGACCTCTTTATCTTCCAGGCCCAGGTCCTTCGGGGTGAGGTTCACGATGCCGGGCCAGCTTTTTGTGCAGAGCTGGATCGCCACCAGGCCGTCAAAACCGTTGTCGCTTTTCTTAGGGGTCATCGTCTTGCCTCCAAAAAAGATTAGGCCGGGCCAGGCCCAGCCTTGTTGCGGTCCATCTCGTTCCCATCCCAAACCAGGGTGCCACCGTCCTGGGTTGGGGAGAAAAAAGAGGGTTTTACTTATAGGGGGATTACCCGCACCACGGATTCTGATTCAGTTCCTCGAAGCCCGGGGCTGGGGGGCCCAGGGTCGAGAGGATTTCCGCCGTCTCTTCCGTCCACCAGAGCGTAGAGGCGCCGCCATCTTCCGAAAAGACGATTTCAAGCTCGCTGTCCGGCATTGATACGCACCCCCTGATAATATTCCGGTTTGTTCTTCCGGTTGGACACCACGCCCAGGGACTTCTCGAAATGGGCCATGGCCTCGTCGCAGCTCTTCCCCTGGAACCCCTTGCCCTCCAGGTGGACCTCGCCAGTTTCATCAAAGTCGATGATAATCTCAGACATCGCTACCTCCTGCAGACGAGTCGGATCCGGCCGTCGTCCTGTTTTTTCTCGGTTACCCGATAGCCCTTTTTCCTGGCCTCGGCCTTGGCTTTCTCAACTCCATAGGCTTGCTTGAGCTTGCCCTGCCAGGTGGCGCCATAGTTGTTGCCGGTGACGGATTGATCGAAATCGGAAATCCAGGCCTTATAGCTGCCGTCCGGCTGACGCTCAAATCCGATGTCGTTAGCTGCCGAGCCCACATGCTGCCGCCGGATAATGATGTGCGCTTGCTGTTCTCTCCGGTCACCTTTATAGCCGCGGAGAGCCTGGGCTTCTTGAAAGATTTCGATCTTGCCCTTGAACCCAAGACGCTCAAGGGCGGCCACCAGAGCCGCCCCGTCCCTGATCTCAATTTGCACTTCTGAGTAGTGGCTCATCAGTTTCTCTCCCCTGGGCCAACAGTGCCCATGACCTTGATTTCAGAGGCGATCCCCACGTTAAGCAGTTCCTGGACACAGGTGTCAATGTCGCCGCCATGAAGGGCTTTCGCCCGGGCGGTGATTATGAGCCACACCCATTTCGGGAGGCTTATCGTAACCGGTGCTTCAATGATCTGCCGAGTTTCTTCGCTGATCTCCAGGACCATCATATCTGCACCCTCCTTTTGCCCGTGACCTCCTGCAGGACCGGCCGGCTGGCCGGGATGGTACGGGCCTTGGCCCATTCCCGGAGTTTGTCCATCTGGTCCTTTTGGGACCGGGAGATGGGGATCACGAACCTGGTAGCGGCCTCCAGGTCCCCGCCGTTGTATGCGGCCTCGATGGCCACCTGCCGGATCTCTGCACCGCTGTAACCCTCCAGGTCCTCCGGGGCCGGGAGGCTTTTGGGAGAGGTCTTTACCCCAAAGGCCTCACTATAGATGCCCAGGATAAGCAGTCGTTCCTTCGGGCTCGGATTGTCCACGAAGAAGATAGCGTCCCAACGGCCCATCCGGGTGTATTCCGGGGGGAGCTTACTATAATCGTTGCAGGTGGCGATCACGAACACCTCAGAGGTGTGATCGTTTAGCCAGGTAAGGAAGGAACCGCCAACCCGTTGAGTCGTGCCGCCGTCCGCGGATCCGCCGCCGACCCCTGCAAGCCCCTTCTCGATTTCATCCAGGAAGAGGACACAGGGCGCCATGGCGTCCACCACCTTGAGGGCGTCACGCATCTTGGCCTCAGATTCACCCACCAGGGAGCCGAAAACCTTACCCAGGTTCAGGGAGAGGCAGGGCCAGCCCACCTGATTACCCAGGGCCTTAGCGAAGTGGCTCTTACCGGTCCCGGGGACACCCAGGAGCATGATGCCGCGGAAGGGGAGCCCGGGGCGCCGGCCCTTGAAGCGGTTCAGCGTCCATTCTTTCAGGTTCTCCAGGCCGCCCAGGGTCTTGAAGGTTTCGGTGAACTGGCTAAACTCCAGAGCCGCCGACTTCTCCACCATCTGCGCCTTGAGCGTGGTGATCGTTTTGGGGTCGAACATTTTCTCCCGGACCAGAGCCAACGCCATGGCGTTCTCGGCCTCTTCCCAGGTGAGCCCCTGGGCCGCATCAAGGACCGCGTCCTCGTTCTCGGCCTTGATCTCGGTGCTCTCTTCCAGACCGGCCAGGATTGACCGCAACTCGTCTCTGGTGGGAAGGGGGAAGTCCAGGACCACTACCTCCCGCTCCAGGTCAACGGGCAGGGAAGCGTCCGGGGCCAGGATGACCAAGCTGATCCCCTTGGTCTTGTAGACCGGGAAGTTGTTCTGCAGGGCCTGGATGATAACCGGGTCCTTCAGGTGGAAGTGATAGTTGCGCAGAAACCAGACCGCCTTCTCTTTACCCCGTGCCGCAAGGTTCGGGAGATCGTAAGGGTCGGCTTCCTGCCAATCGTCCCCGTTGCCCAGCTCCCGATAACCCCGCACCAGGTCCCAGGTGTAGGCGGTGCGACCATTGAGCTGGGGGAGCGTGGAACTGATGAACCGTTCCTGCTCATGGGTCCGAACCAAAAGTGCCGGATAGCCAGCCTTCACATAATCGGTGATCATCGTCTTGCCTCCTCTATTCCAGGGCCAGCAGCTTCTCTAACCGCAGGAACACTTCCTCAGATTCAATCCAGATGGTGAAGCCGTTGCCTGCTGCATCGGACCCGGTAAGATAGCCGACTCCAGGCCGACCGCCCCGGTCATCACAGCCGCAAGGGCAGGGACGGCACACCTGCAGCAACCGGTCTTTCTCGCCATGCCAGGTGGACTCTTTCGCTTTCATCGCCTTGCCTCCCAAAAAGTAGTTTTTACTTAAAGGGAGATTGGCGCTCGGCATAAAAAAGGGGGGGACCCGGTCTCCCAGGTCCCCAGGTGGTGGGAAGTAGAGGAAGGAAAAAGCACTATTCTATGACTTAACTTAGACTTCCTTCGCCGCCGCCCTGATCTCGTCTTTGAGACCGAAGAGCCAGCCCATTTCCTCCAGGCTCAACCGGCCCACTTTGCCGAAACCTTCGGAGCCGTCGGCTTTCGTGTAACCCCGGGGGCCAATCTGGACCTTGGGGGCGCCGCCGTTGTACTGGTAGAGGGACACATACAGCCCCTTCTCATGTTTCCAGGTCTTGACCTCTTTGTCCTTGCTTTCGTCGTATGCCATGATTACCTCCTACAACCCCCAGTCCCACTCGGGGTTGCCGTCAAGAAAGAAGTCGTCGTCGATGCCGTAAAGCACCCCCACCCACTTGCCGCCGAAATTCAGCCAGTCGAACATCATCGCTTTGTCCTCCTATGCCGGCTTATAGCAGCGGTCCCGGTTGCGAATCGGCCGGGGATACTGGGTTGCAATCTTCGGCCAGCAGATGAACTCTCCCTCAGCCGCATGGCTGGCTTTGAAGCACCGATATTGTCCGATGGAAAGGTGAAGGTGAACGCACCCCACACAGCTATCAGCCAAGCAATTCGTGATCTGGTCTGCCATGGTCTTGCCTCCTATTCCATCGCCGCCCACATCTCAGGAGGCGTGTTGCCTTTTAGGTCGTTCAGTTCTTCGATCAGTTGGTTAAGCTCGATGGCCGCCTGCAGTGCCTTCCTGAGGGCTAGCCGGGGATTGTGAACCATGAAGGCGTCGCCATTCCCGGACGGCCTCTTGAACCTCTTGGTAGTAATCTTTGCTTAACGTCATGGGAGCACCTCTACCACCCGGACCCCGCGGGTCCGGGCAACCTCGAAAGCCTGTCGCCTGGCTTCGCTGTAATGGGCGGTGAAGAAGTACGTTTCGCCACCTACTTGAAAACCCCAACGCCCCCAACCTCTGGGCTGATTACCGTGGCTGGCCTGAAATAGCGTGGTGTCCGCTCTCATTTCTCGTCCTCCTGTATCCCGGCCAGATCCGCCAGGTGGGTTATCATTTCGCCCAGCTCGTCATGGGCTCGCCTGAATTGGGCAACCCATCCGCGGGCAGACTCAATTTCAACGCTATTAAGGATTAAAAAGACCCGATCGTCGATCAGGTCCATGGCCTTCCGGATCATTTCCAGGTGCTCCCGATTTTCTTTTTTATTTTCTGCTTCCGTCACCGTCCCGCCCTCCAAAGATTTGATTTTGAACAAAGGCGCTCAATCAGGGACACAAACAGTCGCTTGCGTCCCCTGTTCAGAGCCTTCCTCTTGGGCATTCAGGGCGCCCTGCCCAGGGTTCGTTATCGGCCCACCCAAAAACCATCCAGGGTCATCGGTTTCACGCCTTCCTACCGGCCCGCTAATTCCGTGCGCTTTCGCTCGCTCGCCTTGCCCCGCCTTCCTTCCAGGCTCCCATCCACCACCACTACCTGGCCGGCTTTCGCCTCAGCTTGGTTTCGGCTAACTATCGGTTTCGCCGCTCCTTCCGGTCATCCATGCGCTCGGTTTTTTGTGAGGGCCGACCCTCAAAGAGTTCGTCAAGGTCAACTCAAAAGCCCTTCAGCTTTTCTGTTTTCTTCAGAGGTGCTGATTTCCTGACGGTTTCGGTGCCGTCTCCTACCCGCCCTTGTCCGTTTGAAGGGGGCCGGGAGAGCCTCCCAGTTGCGCTTACTACCTGGTGCGCTCATTTGCAATTTCGCGTTTCCCGTGGGATTGCCAGAGTTGCTATCCTCTCTCTGATTGGGCTTTAGGTCCGGTTTTTGGCTTTTTTTCCTGGCCTCCGTTGCCTGGCCACCTTGCCCGGGTTTGGTTTTGGCTTTTTGCCGTGGCTTTAGTCGATAGGGTTGGCTCCTTTTTTTAGGGGATGGTTTGGTTAGTTGATAATAAGTAATGCACGCAATATGCCTAAGTAACTGTTATTACTAGCAATAGTTGATTTTTTTCGGGGCGTTAGCGTAGTAATATTAGTAAGTTACGCACATCGTTATTATTTTGTTATTTGCCCCATTGCGTAACTACTCAGTAATACAATAAATTATACCCGCCGCAACTACCTAATAACTTTACGCTTTTTCGCAGCTTTTTACGTAATGCGTTGTTAAAGTTACGCAGTACAATTTACTTAACCTCTAATAGTGTCAGAATACAATTATTTATACTAAACAACAATCGAACAAACTAAACGTGTTACTTAGGAAAAAGGCCAAACTATACCGCCATCCCAACGTTGTTAGGATATATAAGGTTATTATTTAGGGGAAATCAGTAACGCTATTTAACGCTTAAACAACGTGGACGCTAAGGTCGAATTCCCGATAAATCAGCCCCTCCCGGCTGGGCACATAACAGAGCATTTCCGACTCCCAGGTTTCCCGAGATACCTGGCGCTTATGGCCTATGGCGTCATCTATCCGGTAGAACCCGGAAGCCTGCCGAGCTCTCCCCCCACAGTCTTCCCACAGGCCGCAGGTGGCGCAGTCCCGGTCCACGCATTTTTCTAGGACGTCCAGGACGCACCACTTGAAGATCCGGTAGCCGCTCTCAGCGGCCCCTTCGATGACCTGATTCATCAGGCCGTAACTCTTGTGCATGGTGCTGTAGATGTGAGTACTGGCCTCAATGCCGCCGGAGGACAGCGGTATCAGCAGGGCCGCTTCGTAAATCTTGTCATCGAACTCGTCAATTTCATCCAGCCGCAGCTTCTGGGGGTGGGGGCCCCGGACGCTCTTGGTGGAGGCCGTGAGAATCTGGATACTGGAGCCGTTCAGAAGCTCGGTATACGTCTTCAAAGCTTCCCCCCTGGCCAGATGCCAGAAGGGTTCCGAGTTGAATTTCTTGATGTGGTTATACATCCGTAAACTCTGCTCCCCGGAGCCACCCAGGACCTTGGTTTCGCAGCCGGCCTTGAAGACTGATTCCAGCCAGGTCACCAAAGCCCCGGCCATGGTCTTGCCGCCGCCCCGGTTGGCCCAGCACACACAGTTCATGGAGTCCTCGAACCAGGCCGCGGTAATGTATTCGGCCAGGCAGTTGTGGTCCGGGCACACCCGCTGCCGCGGTATCTTGATGTCCCAAAAGACCTCGCAGAACCTGAGCAACTCTTCCGGCGACCGGAACCCCTTGGCCCGATGATGCTCTACTCTCTGGGCCATCAAGCGTGCCTGCTGCTCGTTCATATCGCTGGTCGCCCTGGCGGAATGAGGTTGCGCCGTTGTAAGAACATTCGCACGTTAGCAGCCAGTATGCCAAAACATCTCCTGAGGCCCCCTACCCCCGGAAAAGAATCCCCGGCCTACACCCCACCTATGGGGAAAATACGGGCGTTTCAGGAGGCAATGTAATGAATAAGGTAGGGTCATGTTCGTGGAAATACGGGGCTTACACGGCCCCGGCAAACATAGAATTGATAAGGGTTTACTCATTTTTGCCGATATTCTAAAAAACGGTGGGACGTAGGTGGCACCTATGTGGGGGATACCATCCCTATACCCCTCCGAGTGGTGGTCAAGTGGGAAATGTCCGTTTTTGTAAAAAACATTATCCATTTTTGTAAAATTGGAAAAATTTCATGATCCGAAGATTTTTATACCTTTCGCCCGGGCCTTCAAAATGATGGCGTCGAATTCCTGCGTAAATTCCTCGTCTTCGAAGGGGTTGAAATCCTCCAGGATGAGTTTCTTCGGCACTTCCCGCACCAGCCCGGTGGTCTGGAGCAGGGTCATGAGCTTGGCGTGAAACTCGGCCACCAGGCGGAG